TATGAATGGAAAGAGTCTTCAGCTAAAACTTCTTTGATGATTAGAGATTTATTTCCTAGTAAGAAACCAGAAGATGAAGCTAAGTTTGATCATAGCAAAAGATTTCCAGGTAAAGATTCTAAAAGTAAATTATTTCCACCATTAAAAACTTTAAGAATACCATTAAGATATTTTCAAAAAGATGAAGATGTTCATGAAATGGTAGAGTTTAAAAGTGAAGATGACATCATATGATTTATAAATACTATGGACCACCAGGAACTGGTAAGACCTACAAATTAATTAGTAGAGCAAAAGCTTATGCTAGGACAGGTATACCTTTACATAAAATAGGATACTTTGCTTTTAGTAGAAAAGCAGCAGGTGAAGCTAAAAAAAGAATGCCTTCTGATGATAAGAATTTACCTTACTTTCAAACACTACATGCTTTTTGTTTTCATTTTTTAAGATTAAAAGAACAAGATATTATGCAACCTTTTCATTATGAAAACTTTGGTAAAAAAATTAATATTAAAGTTAAATACACAGATAAGTATAATAAAGATGAGATAAATTTTTTAACATGTGACAATCCTTACTTTCAATTAATTCATAAATCTATTAATAAATGTATTTCCATAGAAGAAGAATATGATTTAAATGAACACAATGGTAAAGACATTAAATGGGCCACGTTAAAATACATAAATAATAATTTAAAAAATTATAAAGATAAAAAAAAATTATATGACTTTAATGATCTTGTAGATTTAACAATTAAAAAAAAAGATCATCCCGACTTTCCAACTTTTAAAACTATATTTATAGATGAGGCTCAAGATTTATCACCTTTACAGTGGAAACTATTTGATGTTTTAAAAACAAAAACAGAAGATATGTACTTAGCGGGAGATGATGATCAAGCTATATTTGCTTGGGCTGGTGCAGATGTAGATAGATTTATCAAAGAACCTGCAAAAGAAAGAGTTTTAATGTACTCAAAAAGGATATCATTAAGGGTCCAGGAAGAGTCACAGAAGCCTATTGAGAAAATTATGGGCATAAGGAAGCAAAAAAACTACTTTCCTCGTGATTTTATTGGAGAATCTGATGAGATAGCTAATTTAGGTCAAGTCAATTTACTCAATGGTAAGTGGTTAATTTTATCAAGAACTATATCTAGACTTATGAAAGTAGACAAAGAATTAAGAAAGAAAAATTTATTTTTTGAAACCAACAAAGGAAAGAGTTTTAAAGTATCTTTGTATAAGGCAGCTATGAATTATGATTTATGGACTAAAGGAAAAATTTTAGAAGATAAAGTTATAAAAGATATAAATGAATATACCGATAATGATAAATGGGATCACATGACAGGGTGGTATGAAGCATTTAAATTAGCTGGTGAGAAAGAAAAATTATATATAAAAAATATGTTAGACAACGGAGAAAATTTAGATGAGCCAGCAAGAATTTGGTTGTCCACTATACATGCAGCCAAAGGTGGAGAAGAAGATAATGTAATTCTATGTTTAGATATGGGAGATAAGATTCTTAAAGCAATTAAAAAGAGTCAGAACAAACAAGATGAAGAACATAGAGTTTGGTATGTAGGAACCACAAGAGCAAGAAATAACCTATATAAATTAAAAGCAAAAATAAAATGTAAAGGATATCAGTTATGACAACTAAAGACATGTTTGAAGGTACATTTCCACAAGATAAACAAATTGGTGGATCACATTATAAAAAATTTCATATACAACCGTATGAATTTATTTCTAAAAACGACCTTTCTTTTTTTCAGGGGAATGTTATAAAATATGTGTGCCGTTATAAAAACAAAGCAGGCATACAAGATCTTGAAAAAATAATTCATTATTGTGAATTACAAATTAAGACAATGAAAGATATTAATAAAAAATGAAAATTGATATAGAATTATTACATAAGGAACGTAAGCAATGGAGAGAAAATAGTCTGTTGCAATCACAATCTATTTTAAGGTTAAGCCAGGAATTAGATAACTTACGTAGGCAAAAAGAAATACTACAAGAGAAATTATTAAAATCGGCTACACAAGATTAAATGAATTGTTGGCATTGTAATAAAGAATTAATATGGGGTGGTGATCATGACACAGAAGACAATGAAGATTATGATATTGTAAGTAATCTATCTTGTCCTAAGTGTCATACAGCAGTTGATGTTTGGCATCAATCAAAAAACTTAATTAAAGATTATAAAAAACACGAAAAAAAAAGTAAAAAGAAAAAATGATTATACCCACTACAGAATGGTTACAGCCAAAAGAATTTCCTGATTTATCAAAACATTTAGAGATCGCTATTGACTTAGAGACAAGAGATCCAGATTTAAAGAGTAAGGGTTCAGGAGCCATTATAGGTAATGGTGAAGTAGTAGGTATAGCTGTGGCTGTTGAAAATTGGAAAGGTTATTATCCAATTGCTCATGAAGCAGGTACTAACATGGATAGAAAAAAAGTTTTAGAATGGTTTACTGCTGTATGTAAATCTCCATCTACAAAAATATTTCACAACGCAATGTATGACGTATCTTGGATACGTAATTTAGGTATAAAAATTAATGGTTTAATTGTAGATACTATGATTGCATCATCATTAATTGATGAAAATAGATTCTCATATACTTTAAATACAATGTCTTGGAAATATTTAAGTAAAGGTAAGAACGAAGCTTTACTAAACAAAGCAGCTAAAGAAAGAGGATTAGATCCTAAGGCTGAGATGTGGAGAATGCCTGCTATGGAAGTAGGATCTTATGCAGAACAAGATGCTGTTTTAACTTTTGAACTTTGGCAGAAATTTAAAAAAATAATTCTAGAAGATGATCTACAAAAAATATTTAATCTTGAGACTGAGTTGTTTCCATGTCTTGTTGATATGAGGTTTTACGGTGTGAAAGTAGACGTTCAAAAAGCTCATACGTTGAAGACAGCGTTAGCATTAAAAGAAGAAAACTTAATCCACCAAATAAAAATAGAAACAGGAATAGACATTCAATTAATGGCTGCAAGAACCATTGCACCACTTTTTGATAAATTAAATTTAGAGTATTCCAAAACTGAGAAATCAGGCGAGCCATCATTTACTAAAAACTTTCTTGTGAATCATAAACATCCAGTAGTTAGGATGATAGCAGAAGCTAGGAAAATAAACAAGGTTAGAACAACTTTTATAGATTCTATTATTAAACATGAACACAAAGGTAGAATTCATGCAGATATAAATCAAATTAGATCAGATGACGGAGGAACTGTAACTGGAAGATTCTCATACTCTAATCCTAACTTACAACAAATCCCAGCAAAGGATCCGGAAACAGGCCCCTTGATTAGATCTTTATTTATTCCAGATAAAGGTTGCAAGTGGGGTACGTTTGACTACTCGCAACAGGAACCAAGGCTTGTTGCACATTACTCATTACAGTTTGAATTACCTTCTGTTAATACAATTGCAGATTCATATGAAAATGATCCTAATACAGACTTTCACAAAATTGTAGCAGAGATGGCAGAGATACCTAGATCACAAGCTAAAGTAATTAACTTAGGTCTTTTCTACGGTATGGGTAAAGCTAAACTTATGAATGAATTGGATTTAACTAAAGATAAAGCTGAAGAACTATTTAAAAAATATCATGAGAATGCACCTTTTGTAAAACAACTTACAAACAAAGCTATGAATGCAGCAGCAGACAAAGGTATAATTAAAACAATATTAGGTAGACGTTGTAGATTTCCTAAATATGAACCTGTACTTAGAGGTGATGATTGGGGAACATATGTACCTGCAGAAGATGAGGAACGTATGAAAGAACTACAAAATATGGGACCTGTGTTAAAAGATTTTGAAGAAAATATTATTAAAGATAAAGATGGTAAAGCTAAAAGAAACTATTGGCATAATAATCCGACACGTAGAGCTTTTACTTACAAAGCTTTAAATAAATTAATTCAAGGTAGTGCAGCGGACATGACTAAAAAAGCTATGGTAGAACTATACAAAGAAGGTTTATTAGCTCATATACAAATACATGATGAATTAGATTTCTCTGTTGAATCAGAAGAACAAGCTAAAAAAATAAAAAATATCATGGAAAATGCAGTTGATTTAGAAGTACCTAACAAAGTTGACTATGAATCTGGCCCTAATTGGGGCGAAATAAAATAATAAAATACTTCTCCTACAAAACATTTTCTGATAAAATACAGGTATGTTTATAAAATGTAAAACTTGTGGCCATGGGTGTCACTGCAATGAAGATAAGATTGATTCAGGGCACTACTCACCTCTAATGGATATATGTGGATGTAAAAAATGTCTTCATGAAGCACAAAAAGAAATTGAATACGAGGAGTGTTTATCATGTCAATAATGGAATGTGCCAGGATGAACTATTATTTTACAGGTGTATTGGTTATCGCTTTTATTATTTTAACAATGATTGTAGCACCTTTATGAAGATTAGTGAAAATACATC